AAGATAATTGATTGTCTACAATTGTAGGATTAGGCATTGTCCCCAACGATGTCGTGAGGGCATTACCAGAGAATGAATACACAGACTCCTGTGATTCATCACCAATTGTAGATGTTAGCGCAATTCCCGTGACCCCAAATACATTTGTGGTAGCTAGAGAAACAGTACCAACAGAAGATGTGAGGCCATTACCTGATGCTTCTGCGGGTGCAAAGCTATTCCATGCACCCGAATTCCAGGTTTGTCGGCCCCATCCTTGAAGAGAGGCCATGATTTATCTCCTTATGCTATTCTCAGAATTGCAGCTGTAGACTCTGCAGCAGGAAACGTAATTGTAAATGTTCCTGATGTAGAAGTTTTAACTGCTCCAAAATCTAAAACAGCGACAGCAGCGTTTGTAGTTAAACCAGATACAGTTGAACTATTATAAATCACAGCAGCTTGTGCTGAGATAGTTGCACTTGTAAATGATATATCTGCAAAATCACATACTGCTGCGTCACCAGATAAAGTTGGTGTTACAGATGTTAATGCTCCTCCACCTTCTGCGTAAGTGCCTGATGCAGCCACCTCGTCAGTTTGTTGGAAAGCAGTTGTAGATTTGCTTAAAGTTGCTTCGTTGTCATATAGCGCTAGTTTAAAAGCATTCCCCGTCGTAGCCGTAAAATCGTGCAGGCCTTTCAGGATCTCCACTTTGAAACTGTTGCATACAGCTTGTGTAATTGCCATAATAATCTCCTATGGGTTCCTAGACTCGAGAGGGATACGAATAACGCCATCTCGAAATTCGTCTCTACGGTCACGCCCCATCTCATATGTGGCTAGAGCCGTAACAGACTGATTATACATTTTATCGTAGTATTGTATCATATCCGTTGGACCTTTCAAGTATCCAAGTGCTTCTAAAATACTACCATACAAAAGCACGTTTGGAGCGTTCTGACTCATCCAATTTGAAGTTGTCGTACTGGATAAAACAGGTGGCTTGTACGTGTATGCGAGCTCTACAGTTAATGCAGCGTTCGGGGTTGGTGCCAACATATGAGTGTCATTATCATACATAGCGTAATACTTGGGAGTACCAGCTCCTGATGACGTCCTATTTGGCTTATATTCGTTCATAAACGAAATATCTTTTTGTATCAAGAATGTTCTATTATTAGATCCATCTATTAGTTGAACATACCTTGTTGCTTCCCAGTCTCCAGGAAGTGGTAAAAAAGGATTGTTTACAGTCAATGTGGCAGTGTCATATCTTCTGTAATAATTTAAATCTATGCTTCTTCTGATTTTATCTTCTGTTGATGCAATAAACTGATTAATGATTGCATCTGTTAAAACATCAGAGCTTGTTTCTGTATAGTTTCTTACATTAGATAGCAAATCAGAATAATCGGTCATGATATACTCACTGTAACATTTCCAGCAGAACTCTGCAATCTTGTTTCTTTTGCTTCTGTTTTTGGTTGCATGCCGACACTAGCAAATCTATTAGTATTTACTCCTACCAACCCAACAAAACATGTTGAATTAGCTATCTGTGCTCTTGCAAATTGTAGTGACTGAGGATCTTGAACTATTGGTCTTGGCTCAAGTTGTGGATGTTTAGCCTCATATTCTGTGTAATGAACTCTAGCACCTGTCCACTCTTCAACCATCTCATTGTAGGGAAAAGCCATACCTGATCTATCAGATATTCTTTTTGCAAACTTGCCAGATGCAAACCTAGACATTAGACGCTCGGAAAGTAAGTTTTAGGTGTTAGGAATAAACTTGTTCTTTCTCCATCCTGAGCAGCAGCTCTTTGGAATTCATCTTCATAAATTTGTTTTAATGCAACTAATCTGTCAGGAGACTTTTTCATACTTATATAATATGCTAAACCTGCAGTCATACATGGAAGAAAACGAAAAGGAATTTGAGCATTATTTGTGTAATCGCCCGCATCAAACATACGAACAAGAGCATAATATTTTAGAGTGTAGGCTACATCTGCAGCCGGATATAGAAATAGTGTTGGGTTTATCGTACGTTCAAAATAGTATTGAGTTGGTCTTCCGCTGGTTGTTTTAGTTGTAAAATTAAAATACGTTGATCTACTTATTGATGTAGCAGCAAAATCATTATTACTACTATCCCTAATAACAACATCAGTGATATCTACAATTTGCTGACTATCATTTGCACCAGATCCAAACAAACTTGTTCCAGTTAAACTAGTTGTGTTTGCTGGTAATGTTTTTTCTTGTAATTGGATGGTCCAAAGATTTAGACCTCTGTTTGCCCACTCAGCTAATAAAATATTTAAAGAACGTCTAGCAGTTTGCAGATCGTATCCACTACGAACTTGCAAACCGCAACGCTCATATGCCTCCTCAGCTATATCATCTATGCTGAGGTCAAAATTAGCTGTGCTAGCGTAAGTTGGCATCTACTTCTTTTTCATCATTCCGCCGCCACGTTTTTTGACAGCTTTCTTTTTAGCCATGCCACCTTTTTTCATAGCAGACTTTTTCTTGCCGGCCATTCCGCCGCCCATCATGCCCATAGCCATTTTCTTACGAGGTGACATCATTCCACCCATAGCCATTTTTTCCATCATGCCGCCGCCACGTTTTTTCATGACTCCGCCACCACGTTTTTTTACTGCTTTCTTCTTACCTTTCATAACTTTGCCACCACGTTTCATGGCACTTTTTTTCTTACCCATCATATTGACCTCCGAATATTCGTTTATAGGTTTTAGCTCTAGATACCACAACGTCTTGATAGTACCCCTTTGGCCACTTATCATAATAACCAGCCTTGTGTAGTTTATCAGAAGCTTCTTGTAATTGCGAGAACTTTTGTGCTAGCATCATGGAGTACATCAAGCCTTGTTCTACAACAGGGGTGTCCCCATTTGGAGTGACGAGAAATTCCTGTTCCTCCTCGTTGGCTGGGTTCTGGGGATGAAAACCCATAAAAAATATATCCTTTTTATTATACCAATTATTGTATGCATCTATTATATCCTGAAACTCTTCCAATGAGTAATTAAAGTAAGGATCACAAAATATCAATAATTCGTGAACGTCAAAATCAAGGTGTTTTATATGACTATTTAACTCAGACTTATACCATTTGTGTTTACGCTTTACCTCAACCAACACTTTATTATTCTTCCATGTATTTTTTGCAAAAGGGCAAGCTGGAAAGCCACCTAAATGAGTGTTAGGAACCTCTAAAAATAATTCGGACCATTTACGTACGTCCTGTTTTACGTCCTCTTCTAATGGCATCTTTACCCTTTCTAAAAATACTAGCAACTTGTGACTTACCCATCACTTTTGCACGTTGTTCACCAACTGTTAAAATTTGTATTTTTCTTGCGAATGGTTTGTTAACTTTTTTAACTCTCGCCACTGTGCTTCTAGCATCAGCAGGAGTAGCAAACTTAATAGGCACAGTATCACGTGGATTCTCGTCAGTATAGAGTCGTCTGCCACTACCTTTTGGTTTTTTTCCTGTTCCTACTTTTGGATCTTTTCTTTTTTTCAACACCTTTTATTACTCCTTTATTTTTGGACGCATAAAAAACGGCCTCTGCTTCTTTACCATAAGTCTTTTTCATAGACTTCATTATTTTTTGCCCTTTTTTATTTAACGGCACTAAAATATTCCTTTAAATCCAAATCCCCTTTGGGCAACACCTGCTCGTCTTTGATCTGATATTAGACCTCCAATATTTTTTTTTAATATTGTTTTTACGTTTGTTGGTTTACCTCCAACACCTTGAGCTCTAGATCTTTTTCTTTTTACAGCTGAGCGTCTCTGACTTTCTGTCATTCTTGCTGCTTTTGCAGCTGGCACACATTTTGGATATTTTCTTTTTCTGTCAGCTTTTAATTTTGATCTACCACATTTAGAAAAGCCACCGCCTTTTTTCTTTGAGCCAATATCAACCCAATCTTGTTTAAACCATTTCGCTAAACCTTTGTGACCAGACATTAACTAAACTTGGTTATTTTTCTTTTGCCTTCCATAATAGCTCCACATGCTCTAGCCATCCCACCTTTATTCATGTTAGAAACTTTTTTTCGTTTCTGTGATATGCTATTGAAATCTATTACTCCGCCCATCGCTTTCTTTGGACCTTTAAAATCTTTTCTTTTAACACCACTAGGATCTTTAATCTTACCTGCGCATATTTTCGAAGCGTATGCATTTGCATATGCACTAGGATAAACTTTAAATTTTCTCTTAGCTGCTGCTTTACCTCTAGGACATAATTTAGTCATTTTTTCCTCACTGTTTGTTTTGCTCTTGCAAAATTAGCTGCAGTAGGTGCACCCTTTGCACCTTTTTTGCGCATTTTTTCTCCACGTTTTCTTTTAGCATGAATATTAGCATATAAACCTTTT